GAGCTCGGGTTGATGGCCTCCGATACGTTGGAGGCGGGCCTCCGCGCCGGCACCTCGGCGGCCGCCCGCCGGGGGTATGGGGTGTAGCCGCTCGCCGCGAAACCGCGCGGGACCGTGCATGGGTGTAGTTTGATATGGCGCAGATTTGAGGGGGGGGTATGGCGAGCCGGGGGGATAGCGGCGCGGTCGCGGTCGTCGGCGCGCGGGAGCCTCCAGTTAGCATCTAGCTAGAGGCTGTGCCGTCAGGCCGCGTCGAGGAAACTGGTCTGGATGGCAGCCTCGCGGAGAGCGACCTCGATCCGCCGCAGGTCGGTCTGCATGACCGCGAGCAAATCGGCCAGGATGCCGGCGCGGTGTGGGTTCGTCTTGCGAACCGCGACGATCTGGTTCTCGTGGATGCCCGAGCGGAGTAGGGCGCTGATCCGATCGACGTTGGATTCGAAGGCGCTTGCCTGCTGCCTTTCCAGCTCGGTCGGGCCGGGTGGGGCGTCAGGCATCAGGTCAAATTGAGCCTCCGCCTGCACGAGCGCGAGCGACGTTGCCCGGAGGTCCTGGTACTTTTTGCACCCGCCCGTGCGGATCGCCTCGAAGAGAACACGTTGCCCGCGAGGGCCTAGCCGGGTCAGTTCGAAAGCCTCGGAGGGCGTCAGGTTGCCGCTCGCCAGAAGGCCCTGGTAGTCCGGCTCCAGCTTGAGCAGCACGGTGCGCTCGGTTATCCGGTGCGCCGCCTTGCCGATCCGGGCGCCGAGTTCCTCCGGCGTCCAGCCGCTTTCATCCATCAGGCCTTGGTAGGAGCGCGCCTGTTCAAGCGGGGTGACATCCTGCCGCTGATCGTTCTCGACAATCTGGCGGACGCGGGTGTCGGTCAGGTTGACGGCTTCCTCGGTGACGTAGGCCCGGATCGTCGCGGCCCGGTTGATCTGGTGCGCGCGCCAGCGGCGTTCGCCGAACGTGATCCGGTAGCGGTCGGGTCCGACCGGCCGCACCTCGATCGGTTGCAACAGGCCGTCGTGCCGGATAGTCCTGGCCAGCTCCCGCAGCGCAATCGGCTCGAAGACCTTCCGCGGCTGCTCTGGATCCGGCTCCACCTGATCCATCGGGATGTCGCGGATGTCGCGCTCGGGCGCCGGTGGAAGGGGTTCCGCGGTGCCGGCCTTGGTCGCGAAGATGATCCGCGCGGCGACGCCGGTACCGCTCGCGCGGAAGGTGTCGGCCGGCAGCTTGTTGGCGTCCGCCTTGATTTCCTTGAGCCAAGCCCGGAAGGCAACCGCCTTGCTGTCCTCGCGGAAGAAAGGCCCCTCCGAGCAGATCGCGATCAGCCGGCGCCCTGGCTTCACCATTTCCCAGGCCAGCCGGATATGGGCCATGTCCTGGCCGTTGGCGAAGGGCGGGTTCATCACGACCGCGTCGTAAGGGGCGCTCTCGTACGCCTCGAAAGCCTGCTGGTGCACCTTGAGGTCGCCGCCGAGGCGGCGCAGTTCCCCGGCGTTGGTCGGGTCGATTTCCACCGCGTCGACCATGCAGCCCTTGGCCTGTAGCTCGGTGACGATGCGGCCGAGGCCCGCGCTCGGCTCGAGTACCCGCTCGCCCGGCGCGAGGCCGGCGAGATCGACCATCCAGTGCGCCAGCTCGCGGGGGGTCTCGAAAAACCCCAGCTCCTTCTTGGCGTCGGTGACCGTGCCGCTTTCGACCGCGGAGCCGATCAGCTCGCGAGGGTCGAACGGAAATTCGTGCGTCCGGTGCTTCGTGCTCCATTTGCCGCGCGCGGCTTTGAGCACCTTGGCGACCCGCAGATAGGTTACGCGGTCGAGCTCGTCGGGAAGCGTGAGAGTGTTCCCGGCGAAGACGCTGCGTGCCAGGATTGGCAGCACGTCATCCGGGATTTTCATTTTGGCGGCGGACATGGCTGGCTCCGTGGTAGGGGGTCGGGGCGGCTAGGTGACAAGGCCCATGATCGGCAGTTCCTCGGCGCCGTAGACGTGCTGGGCGCCGCAGCAGTCGCACCGATAGTTGCGAGCGTCTGGCTCGCACTCCTCCTGCATGGCGCCGCAGGCGAGGCAAAAGCCGCACTGGAGGCCGCTCGCTTCCTGGATCTGTTCGAGGGTGAAGGTGCGGCGCTTCAAGGGCCGTGGGCGGGTGGTCGTGCTCATTTGGGGATTCCTTGGATACCCGAGTAACTTACTACTAGACCGGGCGAGAGTCACGATCTAGTTGCAGCACAGCAACATATTAAGACCCGCCCACCGGTATAAATTCCCTCGCGGTGAAGATCTTGCGCAGCGGTGTCATGGCTGGCTCCTGTTCGTGGGGTAGAGTTCTCGCAGCGCGGCGATCCCGGCCGCGGTCGTGGCTTCCGGATCGCGACCGAGACCGCGGTAGAACCGCGGGTGAACCCGGCACGCGTGCGCGAGGCGGATTGTGTCGCGGTGCGGCCCGAGCCAGCGGAAGGTGTTGGCGAGGCTGAGGGCGCGCGGCCAGTCGCCGGCGCGCATCAGGTCGATCAGCCGCTGGGTTTTGGTCGTGGGCATGTCACGCCTCCAGCGGGCGGGCGGTGTGTGTCACCGTCGATTGCCGGCCGGGGCCTTCGTCGCCGCAATCAATTTGTCGCGGAGCCCGCGCAGCGTTTCCGCGTGGAGCGGGTCGGGCATTAGCTGGAAAACCGCGCAAATAGCGAAGATCGCCGCCCCGGCTTCCGCTGCGGTGATCTCGATGTTCGGTGCGTCCATTTGGCGTTTCTTTCGTGGTAGGGAATTATGCGGTGGGGTTCGCCGCGAATGGGATTTTGCGGCCGTGGGACGTGCCGCCCTTGAAGCGAAGCGGCAGGTTAAGGTCGATGGCGCCGCGTAGGGTGACGCTGTAGAGCGACTTGCTGGTGTTGGGGACGATCCAGCCCTTGTTGGTCGCCCACTTGATGGCGGAGGGGGGGACGGTCCCGAGCATTTCGTTCGGCTCGACTGCGACCCGGTTGCGGAGGGTCGAGGCCAGTTGCTCGAAGGTCCAGGAGAGCAGCTCGCTCTTCTGCCAAACCCGAACGATGTTGCCGCAGTCGTCCTCGACGGTTTCGGGCTTAACGATCAGCGCCTTTGCGGTGATGATGCTGGCGCGGGTGTTCATGCCGGTCCGCCTCTCGTATTTCGCCCGCTCCGCCAGGGTTGCCGGGGAGGGTTTGCGCCGAGTGCGGGTTGCCATCTGAGTGACTTTCGAGAGGGGAAGGAAGAGAGTCATCTATACACAAGTTACGTTCCGGTAACAACAATAATCGACAGAGCAGACAAAGTATTACCGTCGGCTCTACTGTATTAGTCCGAGGGCCGGAAATTAAAGAGCGCCCGGCGGCGCGTTACCGTCGATGCGGCGAGCAGTAGTGCACCGGGGAGTACCCCTTTCCGGGCGGGTGCAGATCCCGTAGCCGCTCCAGATTCAGGCCGGCGCCCGAAAGTGGCGTCGGAGCGTGTCGATCCCGGTGGAAAACTCCCGGTCGCTGGCGGCGATGATCGCCCGGCCGGGCCGGTCAGGGTCCGCGCGGGCGACGCGGAGGGCCTCGCCGGCGATCTCGGCGGTCCAGCCGATGAAGGGTGTGACGTCGGGGATTTCCGGCACCGCTATGGCGCGGCGTAGCTCCCACGGCATCAGCGGATGCTCGTGCTGCGGCAGCGACTCAAATCCGAACTCCGGGACGACGATGCCGAGGGCCTCGGCGAGCCATTCCGCCGCGATGGCGCGGTGACACCAGTCGCCCTCCTTGCCGGCCCGTTCGTAGCAGAGGAGGACCGGGATGCGACCGTTGCCGAGAGCCAGAAGGTCATCGGCAACCTGCCGCGGATCCAGCGGGCCGAGAATCTCGGCTCGGTAGCGGCGGTTGTACTCCGGCACGGCGACCGAATTGAACCACGGTCCCGGAGCGAGCGCCCGATAGATGCGGTAGCCGGCCTGGAGCCGGCGCGGCGTGCCCCGCGATATGCCGACCCGCTGGTGGTCATCGGGCAGCGGCTGAAACCAGCTCGATGTCTTGATGATGGGTGGGGGCATCACTCGGTCTCCGGAAAAGGCATTTGCTCGACCAGGGCGATCAGGCCGGCCGTTTTGCTGTTGGCGAACTCCGGCCTGGTGTTGTGCAGAAGGGTGTAGAGCCAGCCGGCTTGATCGTCGGTCAGATTGAGCGGAAGTGATAGAGTCGCCGTGACGCCGGTTCCTTTGTCGAAGAGATTTCTAGAGAGTCCAGTTATAGCACAAGGTGCCGACTGATGACAGTAAAAATCGAAGTCCTACACTATAGATTTGACGATGCGGCTGCGGCCGGTCATAGTGCCGGCGTTTCTGTGGTAGGAAACCGAAGGGACGCCATCTGGGGCAGCCCGCTATGCCCGCCCGCCGGTGGCGTCCCGGACGGTTCCTGAGCGATGTTTTTCGGAGCCGTGCCGCGGGCGGCGCTCCAACAGGTTACCCGCGTCGTCCCCTTCGCGGAGTGGGGGGACGTGTTCGTGGGCTGCTCGGGCTCATTTCGGTTTGACCGATCTGTTCATGACGTCCACCCGACCGTCCGCGTCCATTCCAACGATGTCTCGCTGCTATCCTGCTCGATCGGCGCGCTGGCGGCCGGCACCCCGTTTCCGCTGAAATTTACCGGGCGCCTCGCCTTCATTGAGGAAGCGGTGGCGGGCCAGCCCTTCGTGGCCCGGGTCGCCGCGGTCCAGATCGCGCAGGAGATGGCGAAGTATCGCGGCCGTAACGGCTTCGCCGTGGCGCATTTCGCGCACTACCAGGAGCGGTTCCCGGACTTCCTCGCGGCGGCGATCGCCCACACCGAGAAGGTGGTGGGCGCCCTGACCATCGCCAGCTTCCATGCCGGCGACTTCCGCGACCAGGCGGTGCGCGCCCTGGAGGCCGGCGGCGGGATCGCGGCGTTCCCGCCAACCTACAAGGGCGACTATGAGAGGCTCTACCGGTTCGTCCAGCAGAACGTCGAATGGACCGAGCCGGCCTACCGGCTGTGGGACCCGGCCGGGATCGAGGACTGGATTGACGAACTGAGGCAGATGCGCGTGCGCTACTGCGTTCTGGTGGAGCACGAGCTGGCCCGCCACAAGCCCTCGACGGCATATTTCGGCGGCATCAAGCCGGTTTTCACCTATAGCGACCAAGCCGCGTCCTCGGTCCGGCGGCTGCCCCGCAAGGCGCAGGCATTCGGTTATACGAAGGTCGATGCGGCGGCGCTGACGCCGCGAACCTGTGTCCAGATCGTGCGCGCGAGCGGCGCGCAGATGAATTTCCTCAAGGACGTCTATCTCAAAAAGGAAATCCAGCACACGACGGACATGGCGAACTTCCTAGTGATGCTGGACGGCAACCTGGCCGGCGGCTTCATCTTCGTCCGCAACAAATTCGGTCGCGGCGGCATCTACATGCTCTGCGACTTCTCGTTGTCGCCGCTGAGTCGGGTGTCGAAGCTGATTATCATGCTGGCGACCTCGATGACGGTGATGGCAGAGGTCGAGGTCGCGCTCGTTGCCCGGATCGATTCAGTCTACACGACGGCCTATACGACCAAGCCGGTTTCGATGAAATACCGCGGCATTTTCGAGCTTATCAAGCGCGATCCTGGAAGACTCTTTTATGGCAGCAAAGTCCGAGACCAAACCCCCGCCGGTATCTACGCCGATTGGTTCCAACGGTTCGTTGCAAACGCGCGTCATAAGAGCCCCCCTCGCCTCGCTCAAGCTGCTTGAGAAAAATGCCCGGTATATGAAGGGCGAGCAGTTCGCCCTGCTGGTCAAGAACATCACGCGTGACGGTTGCCTGACCAGCTTCCCACTGGTCGCCACGGTGGACGGCGCGCTGACGGTGGTCTCCGGGAACAACCGGGTGGCGGCCGGGATCAAGGCCGGGATCATCGAGCACGATCTGATCGAGATCACGTCGCCGCTGACCCGAGAGCAGTTCGTCGCCCTGCAGCTCAGTCACAACGCCCTGGTCGGCGAGGATGATCCGAACATCCTCAAGGCGCTCTATGACGAATTGCCCTTCGAGTGGAAATTGTACTCGGGCCTGAGCGACGACGCATTCAAGATCGAGGACCTCGACCTGACCGCGTTGCAGGTCCATGCGCCATTTTACCAGGAGCTGCACATTTCGTTCCTGCCAGGCGACCGGGAGGTTTTCCTCGCCTGGCTCGAAAGCATCGGCAAGTCGAAAGCGGCCGCAGAGCGCATGGTCGGCATCTACGCCGACTTCGGCCAGTTCTTTGACATGCTGCTCGCCGTGAAAAGCGCCAGCGGCGTTCACAACACCGCGGTCGCACTGCGGCTGATGGCGGAGAAGGCCGGCCTGGCGTTGCAGGCCGAGGAAGCCGCGCGCGCCGCGGCGGGTGAGGGCAGCGATGCGGGGAGCTAAGCCGACCGCGACCATCCTCAAGGTCATCGCCGGCAACCCGGGAAGGCGCCCGCTCAACGAGCACGAGGCGAAACCGACGATCGTCGTCCCTGATCCGCCGGCGCTGCTGGAGGGGGAGGCGCTGGCCGAGTGGCATCGGGTCACGCCGCTGCTGGCGGAGGTGGGCCTGATCGCCAAGCTCGATCGAGCCATCATCACCGGCTACTGCCAAGCCTGGGCGCGGTGGATCGAGTGCGAAACGGCGCTCAGAACGACGGGCCTGATCGTGAAGGCCGCCAACGGCTTTCCGATGTACTCGCCTTATCTCACGGCGTCGAACAAGGCGCTCGACCAGGTGCGCCAGATGTCCGAGCAGATCGGCCTGTCTGGTTCTGCCCGGTCGAGGATCAAGGCGGGTGCGGCGCCGGGGGAGTTCGACCCGGCCGAAGACTTCTTGCGTGGCAGGGCGTAAGCGACCGGCGAAACCGCAGGACCCCGTCGAGGCGTACGCGAGGGCGGTTGTCGGCAACGAGCTGGTCACCGGCCGGCTGGTTCAACTCGCCTGCGAGCGCCACCTGCGCGACCTGGTTGATGGGCCGGCGCGGGGCCTGCGCTGGGATCCGTCGACCGCGCAGCGCGCGATCGACTTCTTTCCCGCCGTGCTGCGGCACAGCAAAGGCAAGTGGGCCAAGCAGCCAATCGTGCTGCTCGATTGGGAAGAGTTCTGCGTCGGGTCGGTGTTCGGCTGGAAGCTGGGCAACATCAGGCGATTCCGGACGGCGTTCGTCAGCACCGGGCGCAAGAACGGCAAATCGACGCTCGAAGCCGGCATCGGCCTCAAAGGTCTGATTGACGAAAACGAGCCCGGCGCGGAGATCTATTCGGCGGCGACGACGCGCGACCAGGCGCGGATCGTCTACACCGAAGCGGAGCGCATGCGGGCAGGATCGCCCGCGTTGCGCCGGCGGATCCAGAAGACCACCAACAATCTCGGGGTGGTTTCGACGGCTTCGTGGTTCCGGCCACTGTCGGCCGACACCTCGAAGATGGACGGCCTTAACGTGTTCATCGCCCTGGTCGACGAGCTGCACGAACACCCCAACGGCGAGGTGATCGAGAAGCTCGACACCGGCATGGGCGCGCGCGAGCAGCCGCTGATGTGGGAGACGACGACGGCCGGCGTGAACCGCCTGTCGATCTGTTACCAGCACTGGGATTTTTCGACCAAGGTTCTCGAAGGCGTCATCCCGGCCATCATCGCCGATCGGTGGTTCGCCTATATCGCCACGGCCGACGTCGGCGACGATTGGCAGGATGAGCTGGCCTGGCGGAAGGCCAACCCCTCGCTCGGGGCCGTCCTCAAGATCGAGGACCTCCGCGCAGAGGTTGCGCTCGCCCAGCAGATGCCGGCCCGACAGAACGCTATCCGGCGCCTGCGGCTGAATGAGTGGACCCAGCAGTTAGTGCGCTGGATCCCGCTGGACGTGTGGACGCGCGGCGCCGACGCGATCGATCCCGAGGCGCTGCGCGGGCGCAGATGCTTCGCCGCGCTCGACCTGGCGCGGATCAACGACCTGTCGTCCCTGGCGCTGCTCTTCCCCCCGGCCGAGCCCGGCGAACGCTGGAAAGTGCTCTGGCGCCATTGGTGTCCGGGGGATGACATCGAGATGCGGTCGAAGCGCGATCGCGCCCCCTATGAGGTGTGGCGCGACCAGGGGCACCTGATCGCGACCGAGGGCAACACCACCGATTTCAAGTTTGTCGAGAAGGCGATCCTCGACCTCGCCGCGGTCTACGACATCGTGGAGCTGGCGTTCGACCGCACGTTCGCCGGCGAGATCATCCGCAACCTGGCGGACGAAGGCATGACGCTGGTCGAGTTTGGCCAGGGCTTCCTCAGCATGGGGCCGGCCGCGGCCGAGTTCATGCGCAAGCTGCTGGCGGGCGAGTTGCAGCACGGCGGCGATCCGGTGGCCGACTGGTGCGCCTCGAACGTCTCGGTGCGCACCGATCCGGCGGGCAACGTCAAGCCGGACAAGGAACGATCCATCGAGCGCATCGACCCGATCGTGGCCGTGATTATGGCGGTCGGGCGGTCGCAGGCGGAACAAAACGGCCTCTATGGCGACGGCCGCGGGCTGCTGGTTGTCTGAGGTCAGGCCGCGACCGACCGGAGCCGCGCCGGCGGCGGGTGTTGGCGGTGAAATTCGGCGAGCCCGGCCAGCCACTGATCCACGTCGGCGGGGGCTTCCCCGCCAACACGCATCCAGCGGCGCACGGTGCCCTCGTCCCAGCCTAGCCGATCGGCTAGGCCACGTTGGGTCCAGCCGATCGCCTGAAGTGACTCGCGGCGTTCGGTGGGGCTCATCCACCGATCAGCTTGATAAATCCGGCGCCGGCGGCGAACAGTGCCGCGCCGGCACCGAGCAACGTGGCCGCGACGGTCCAGGGCAAAAACGCCCGGTCGCGGCCCAATTTCAGCGCCTCGGCATCGAGCTTGCGCTGCTCCGATACAAACTTGCGCGTTTCTTCCTGCGCCCGGTCGATCCGAGCGATTTGCTCGCGGAGGTCGAGCTGGGGAATCGGGATGTCGCTCATCGATCAGGCCTCCCGCCCCAGGTAGTCAATGGCGTCGCCCTCGGTAGCGAAAGCGCGCTGTGCGATGGCGTCTGTCCAGGGGCTGGCGAGATAGTCGGTGCGGCCACCCGGTGTCGGGCAAAAAACCATTCCGCAGTGGTGCGTACCACGATAGATCGATGCGGTAGCGTCGATTTCGTGGCGGATGGTGGTGATCTCGTTCATCGGGCATCTCCTCGATCTGCCGGGGTCAATTCCCTCGGCCATGTCCGCATTATGCGGAATTCTGCCCGGACTGTCAACAGTTATTTCCGCAATTTGCGGACTAATATAGACCGGAGCCCGCTCTCGCATGACGAATCTGATCAGCGTCGACCAGTTCCGGAAGGAGCTGCGGGAGAAGCGCGTCCCGTCGGGCGGTGTCTATCGGGTCGGCACCGAGCCTCCGGAGCTGACCTCCCAGGAGCGGACGCTGCGGTTTTGCTTCTCCGACGACGCCGTTGACCTGATGGGCGACACGATCGCCGCCGCCGGCTGGGACCTCGCGAATTTCCTGCGGAATCCGGTCGCGCTGTGGGCACACGACAGCTCGGCGCCGCCGATCGGCAGCGCAAGCAACGTCGGCGTCGAGGGCAACCGGCTGCTGGGCGATATCGCGTTCGCCCCGCTGGAAACCTACGCTTTCGCCGACACGATCTACCGGCTGTTGCTCGGCAAGTTCCTCCGCGCGGTGAGTGTCGGCTTTCTGCCGACCAAGCACCTGTTCGTGCAGGACGACCCCGCCCGCCCGTGGGGAATCGATTTCCTGGAGCAGAGCCTGCTGGAGATCAGCGTCTGCCCGGTACCGGCAAATCCGAACGCTCTGGCCGAGGCCCGGCGCAAAGGCATCGACACCCGCCCAGTGATGGAGTGGGCCGAGCGCACGCTCGATGGCGGCGGCAAGGTGATCCTGCCGCGCAAGGAATTGGAACGCTTACGCATTGCAGCAAAGGAACCGCCGATGACAGCCACCCGCACGCCTCGCTCGGGGTCGCCTCCGGGCGCCCGCAGCGGCGGCGCGAGCGAAGTTGATCCGACCACCGGCGGCGCACTGGTCGCCTCCTGCGGCCGCAAGTCCGAAGACGAGTGCGGCATGACCGATCCCTCGGAGTGCGCGATCCACGCCGGCGTCGACCCCAACGCGGTTGACGACGACAAACGATTCGCCGCCGCGCTGCGCCGGCTGATCGGGCACGGCAAGGCCGGTACCGCCGAATATCCGGGCAACGACGATCTGCCGCTGGCGCACGAGGACGCGATCCGCGTTGCGCACAAATGCCTGCGCACGTCGAAGGCTTTCATGGCCGAGGCGGCAAACCAGCACACCAAGGCGCTGAGTCTGTTGGATGGCGTGGTGGATGCGCTGGACACCGCTCCCGATACCGACCCCGACGCGGCACCGCCTACCGACCCCGACGCGCCGCCGCCGGCCGACAAGGCGGCGCAGCTCCGACGCGCCGCTGCGCTGCGCGCCAAACACCCCACGGCCTGACCCCGGAACGAGTCCGGGGCGCGCGCCGGGACGCCCCGTTTTCAATGGAAACAATTACACAATGAGCACACTGCTGTCGCTCCGCCGCGCCCTGGGCGCAGCGGTTGATGCGCTGCCGGCCCTCGCCGGCACGCCCGATTTCGCGGCCAAGGAGCTGGAGGTCGGGCAGTTGGAGCAACATATCGGCGAGCTCGAGCGCGCCGAGAAGTTCGCTGCCAAGCTGGCCCGCCCGGTCGGCGGCGTCCCGGGCACCGACAACGTGCTGGAGATCAATCCCTCCCAGCGCACCCTGTCGCAGATCCGCGGGATGGACCCGCGCGCCGGGAGGCTGCGCGGCTTCGATGATTATCTGAGCCTGGCGCGGAAGGGCCTGGATTTCACCCCGAACGCCGGCGCGCAGTTCCGCGGCTTCGGCGAGCAGCTCCAGGGCGTTTTCAAGCACTACATGAGCAAGGGGTCCGACACGGACCGGCGCCTGGTGCGGGCGCCGACCGGGGCCGGCGAGGTCGATCCGACCGGCGGCGGCTTCCTGGTGCAGGTCGATTTCGCTGCCGCAATATTTATGTTGGCCCACGATATGGGGGAGATCCTCAGCCGGGTGAACAAGCTGCCGATCAGCGCCAACGCGAACGGCATCAAAATTCCGGGCGTGGACGAGTCGAGCCGGGCGACCGGGTCCCGTTGGGGCGGCGTGGCGTCGAATTGGGTCGGCGAAGGCACGGCGGTCACCCCGTCGAAGCCGAAGTTCCGCACCGTCGAGTTCGACCTGAAAAAGCTCATGTCGGTGATGTACACCACCGACGAGCTGTTGCAGGATTCAACCGCGCTGACCTCGATCGCCTCGCAGGCGTTCTCGGAAGAAGTCATGTTCATGACCGAGGACGCGATCTACGAGGGCACCGGCGCCGGCATGCCGCTGGGGTTCATGAAAAGCCCCTGTCTGATTACCATTCCGAAGGTGACCGGGCAGGCCGAGGCAACGATCGTCAAAGAGAACATCGACCAGATGTGGGCGCGCTGCTGGGCGCGGTCGATCAAGAACGCGGCTTGGTTCATCAACCAAGACTGCATGCCGCAGCTCATGGCGATGAACCAGGCGGTCGGCACCGGCGGCCAGCTCGTCTACCTCGGCCCCGGCGGTTTGTCGGCAACGCCGTACTCGACCCTGTATGGCCGCGAGGTGGTGTGGACGGAGTACAGCTCCACCCTGGGTACGCCGGGCGATATCGTCCTCGCGGACCTGAGCCAGTACATGCTGGTGGACAAGAACGGCGTGCAGGCCGCGACCAGCATGCACGTCGCGTTCCTGACCGACGAGATGGTGTTCCGGATCACCTATCGAGTCGACGGCAAGCCGATGTGGTCCGTGCCGCTGACCCCGTTCAAGGGCACCAACACCAAGTCGCCGTTCATCGCGCTGGCGCAACGCTGATACCCCCGCGGAGCCGTCGGGCTCGGTCCGCCCGGCGGCGACCGCTGGACCCCTGCAAATTTGCACGACGGCGCGGTTCCCCACCGCGCCGGCTGCACGGGCCATCGGCCCGGGCGCAGCTCTTTCACATCGCCGCTCTGGGGGGCGGCAGGGAGATTTCAGACGATGGCTCGGCAATTCTCGATGCCCTACCAGATCCCGCCGGTTGCCCTGCTCGCGCCGGCGGCTGACTCGGCCGGGCGCACCAGCACCTTCCGCGACCTGGCAAATGCGCTCAAAGCCTACATCGTTTGCCATGTGAATCAGGGCAACGCCGCACAGGTCACCCTGTCGGTCCTGCAGGCTCAGGACGTGCTGGGCACCGGGTCGAAAGCGGCCGGCGTGGTACCGATCTGGCTGACCGCGGCAACCGCCACCAGCGACGCGCTCGCGGTCCAGACGGCGGCGGCGACCTTCCAGACTTCGGCGACGGTGGCGGACAAGATCGTCATCTTCGAGATCACGCCCGAGGCGTGCCTCGACATGGTGAACGGATTCCACACCATCGCGATCGAGACCAGTTCCTCGAATGCCGCGAACATCACTGAGGCAGAACTGTTCATCCTCGGGTCGTACCAGGGCGCGTCGGAGCCTTCGTCCTACGTCTAGACCGCATCGCGCTCGCCCGGGCCGCGTGCCCGGGCGGCGCGTTTTTGGTGGCGCACCTCCGGTGCGGTCGATCAGGAGATTTGCATGACAACGACGTCGAGATTCCATTCCGGCGTGCTCGGCTTTTCCGACACCGTCACATTCGAGTCTGTGTTGCCGGCCGCACCTATCGTCTTCTATGAGGACTTTCTCGGTCAGGCGTATGTCGCGGTTCCGGCGGCCGGCTCCGCCGTCGATGGCTGCCCGTTTGTCGCGAAGATCGTAGGCTCCGGGCCTCCGACGCTCGCTGGCGTCGCCAATGCCATCGGCGGACAGGTCGCGTGCGCCTTGGCCGCGACCAGCGAGAAAGAGGACGCGATCCTCTACTGGGGCGACAACCTCGCCCTCGACTGCACCAAGGGCCTTCTCTTCGAGACCCGCGGGCTGCTTTCGGTGACGCCGACCGGCGTCGCGCGCGCCGATTGGGGCGTCGCTTCAGTGTGGATCGACGGACCGGCGAACAACACCTGCTTTGCGATGTTCAGCGCGCAGGCGAGCGGCGCGGTGCTGGTGACCGCGTTCGATGGCGTGACGACAACCTCGATCGCCAGCGGCGTGACGGTCGGCACCACCGACTGGCACATCTACCGGATTGACCTCAGCAACCTTGCCGACGTTGCGTTCTACATCGACGGCGTTCGGGTGAATGCGGACAACACGATCAGCTTCGCCGCGACCGGGACCCTGGCCGTCCTGCAGCCCTACCTCGGTTGCTACAAGGCGAGCGGCACCGGGGTCGGCACGCTAACCACCGATTACGTGCGCACCTGGATGAACCGGCAGTAGCCGATGGGCCTCGGGCGACGCGCCCGAGGCCCCCGCGGTTTCGCTCTTTTGCACTGGGCAAGGTGTTAGCATGCTCTCAGCAGCCATTACGCTCAACCCGGCGACGATCGCGCTGGGCGCTGCGCTGTCCGGTCCCGTCCCGCTTGGCGCATTGACGCTGGTCGGGATCTCGATGCCTGCGGTTTGGACCGCGGCCCCGCTCACGTTTCAGATCTCGCCCGACGGTGGCACGACCTGGCAGGAGCTGTACGACGGCGCGGGCAACGAGGTGACGATCGAGGCCGGCGCGGGGCAGTACGTCATTCCGCTCAATGTGCCCTCGTATCTTTGGCGGGGAATCAACATGGTGCAGGTTCGCAGCGGCACATCCGGCACGCCGGTCAATCAGGCCGCGGCGGCAATCGTCAACCTCGTGACACGATCGGAAATGCTGTGATTGCTCCCCATGCCTTTCTGCACGCCGGGCCGGCCGTCCTGCGCCTGGCCCGCGCCGCGCCGCCGGCGTCAGGGGCGCCGGTCCGCGGGAGCCGCGCCCTGCTGGTGAGGTGCCGTGCGGTGCTGGCGACGGCGCACGCCGACCAGGCGGAGGATCTCGCGGGCGAGTCCCGCGGTCGCGTCCTGGCGCGGCTGATCTCCGACATCAACGCGGCCCTGCGATGATCGGCAAGGGCTACCTGACGCGCGACATGCCGTCGCCCGGACGCAAAGTCGAGAGGGCGAGCGATGCGCACCACGCTGGCGGTGACAACCGAGCCGACCGCGGAGCCGGTGTCGATCGAGCTGTTCAAGCAGCACTGCCGGATCGACAGCAACGCGGACGACGCCCTGTTGCCGGGCTACCTGACGGCGGCGCGGGTGATGGCGGAGGGCTACCTTAGCCGCGCGCTGCTGCCGCAGACCTTGCTGTGGACGCTGCGGCCGGAACGCATGCTCGACCGCGACCAGGGCCGGTTGCGCGGCGTGCTGGAGCTGCCGCGCGCGCCGGTCCAGTCGATCGCTGCGGTGACCATCCTGGACTGGGTGGGGAACGCCACGACGATCGCGGCGGCGACGCTGCCGATCGTGCCGCCGGCGCCGATCATCGGCTACGTGGCGGACCTGCAGCTTGATCCCGCGACGCTGCTGATCGGGCCGGAGACGGTGCTGAGCGGCGGCTCTGCGCTGCGCAACACCAGGATCCAGCACGTCCAGGTGTCGATGGTCGCGGGCTATGCCAACGCGGCCGCGGTCCCGTGGCCGACCGCTGTGGCGATCATGATGACGGCGGCGTTCCTCTACGAGCACCGGGGCGACGCCGGCGGCACGATGCCCGAGGTCGCGACGTGGCTGCTCGACCGCACCCGGCTGCAATTCCTCGGCGCGTAGGGAGGGCCCCCCGTGAAAATCCAGCATTACGACTCGATTCCGCACACACCGGCGCTGCGCCTGGCGGTCCGCTGCTGGCACGATCTGCTGGAGGCCGGCCACATCAGCGACGGCGGCTGCGCGGTCGGCTGGGACCATAAGGCGATCGTCGCCTTTGCCGATGACGGCACGCCGATCGGCGTCCTCACCTGGGTTGACCAGGGGTGGGCCAACGAGGTTGCCGCCCTGCTCGGCTATGTTGTGGCGGCGCACCGCATGAAGGGCGTCCAGACCGCGATGTGGAACGCGCTGGTCGAGAAGGCGATCGAGCTGAAACGACCGGTGATCAGCGCCAGCATCGCACTCGACAATTTTGCGTCGCGCGCGGCGATGGCCGCGAATGGCGGTGAGGAAACCAGCGTCAACGCGCGATTCCGCGTGCCAACCGCGTGATGTCGGACAGGCCTGTACCGAACCTCGGGCCGGACCCGAACGCGGTCCGGATCGGCGCGCTGCGCTGGTTGGTCGTGCTGGCGACCCGCGAACAGGCGCCGGACCCGGACAGCCCGGGCTTCCTGGAAACCCTGGCGGAGATGCAGCCGGTGCGGGCGGACGTGCAGCCGATCGGGACGGTGACCTTCTACGCGGCCGAGCAGGTCGATACCCCGTTGACCCACCGCATCGTCATTCGCTGGCTCGATTGGGTCGATACGACATGCGTCGTGTTCCGCACCACAACCCGGCCCGACAAAAGCAAAATGGTCGAACGGTTCCGGGTGCGCCGGACGATGGCGATCGACGGCCGCCAGCGGTTCCTGCGCATGGATTGCGAGCTGGAAAAGAGGACATGACGGCCTGATGGCTTCCTCCGGTCATGACAACGTCGGTCTGCGGATCACAGTCCCGCCAGGCTGGACGATCGTCGCGGGCAAGCAGCAGCTCAGCAAGGTCATGGGGGCCGCTGCTACCGAGGTTGCGGCCAAAGCGCGGGCGATGATCCGCGCCGGCGCCCGGAAACGGGCATCGCAGCCGGGCCAGCCGCCGCACAGCGTCACCGGCGCACTCGCGCGGTCAATTCGGGGCCACGCGTGGCGGGATGGTGAGGGCGCAACGATCCGCGCCTCCGAGTACTACGCCTATTTTCTCTCGCTCGGCGCGAAGGGCGGCGGCGGCGACACCTCGCGGTGGGAAAACTTTACTGTTAGTCTTGAGAAACGAAGCCGCAAATACGGGTACATTCTCGGGCAGCGGAGTCGCATGAAGCGTAGCGCGGTCTCGCGGACGCGCGTCCTGTTGCCACGCCCGTTCCTCGGGCCGGCGCTCGACCAGGTCATCGCGAGCGGCCTGGCCGACCGGGTGCGCGACGCGGTGATGAGCGGCCTGAAATTCCAACGAGGCAAGAAATGACGGCGCTGGCGGTCAGACCTGGTCTGGTTCCGATGCCGCGCGCAGCGGGCCGGCGCATCCATCCGGCGGTAGATCTCCTGGCGCGCGTCGAGCGCATGTTCGGGGCAGACCAGAAGGTGGCCCTGGATCGCGCGATGCTGATCGTCCAGCGGCTGATCGAATGCGGCCACGTCGCCGGCGTCATGGACGGCGCGGTGCCGCGGGCACTGCCGGCCGAGCCCGCCTCGGAAACCGCGCCCGCACACCCGCCTGGCTGATGGACATCTCGCTGGTGATCGCGCAGCTCCGGGCATACTGCCCGGCGCTGGGGCGCCGCATTGGCGGCGCGGCCGACTTCGACAAGGGCATCGAGACGGTCGTCGCGATCAAGGACCCCGTCACCGGAAAATTCGCCTACCCGGTCGCCGTGGTGATCCCGCTGGAGGATGAGGCGGCCAGCAACGACCTGATGGACGGCGTCGTCCAGGTGGTCACCGAGACCGTCGGCATCATTGTCGAGTTCGACGCGACGGCGGACCGGCGCGGGCAGGCCGCGGTCAGCCAGGTCGAGGCGATGAAGTACGCGCTTTTCGGCGCGGTGCTGAATTGGCTGATCGACCCGAACCGCGGCGCGCGCGGCCTGTATTACGCCGGCGGCGAGCTGCTGGATTTCGACCGCGCCCGGCTGTTCTGGATGTTCCGGTTCAGCTTCGACGCCACGATCACCGACGCGGACGGCTTCGTGGCGAGCGGCGATCCGCTGACCAGCGTCATCGAGACAATTCAGCCCGACGATCCGATCAAGCTCGCAGCGCCGATCGTCGCCGAGCAAGCGGTCGGCGGCACGGTCGCTGTCTGGGGCGGCTTCGCTTGGGATGATGGAGACGTTTGGGAATGACGATCGCGACCGGCGACGAAGCACTCGCGGCCGATGTCGCGACCGTGCAGGCGAACGCGGCCTCCGCTCTCATAGCGGCAGGAACGGCGCTGGCGAACTCGGCCACCGCGCTTTCGAATTCCGTCGCGGCGCAGGGCTCGGCTGCTGCTGCTGCCGAGCTTGCGGCTGTCGCGCTGTCGGTGCCGGCGCTGGACGTGGTTTCATCGGTGACATCGACCGACACCGTGCCGATCGGCCAAGGGGGCAGCACCGTCGCGGTGACCCTCCAGACGCTGCTCAACCCGGAGACGATCGACCTGCTGGCGACGGCCAATCCAGCCTCCGATACCGACACCTTCCCGAGCGGCCAGGGCAGCAACGTGCTGCTGCGGCAGACCCTTGCCGGGGTTTGGTCGCTGATAGCGTCGCACCTTCCCGACTATCACCAGCCCGTGGTGGAGCTGACCGCAAACACCAACCTCGACGGCTCGACGCACAACAACCGGCTGTTGATCTGTAGCCAAGGCGTGACGATCACGCCGACCGGCACGATGGGGAGCGGCTTCGTCTGCGACGTGGTGAACGTGAGCGGGTCGAATGTGACCCTCGGGGCCGGGATCACCACCAGCAACGCGGGGAATGTCCTGCCGACCGGCGAATCCGCGCGGATCTGGTCGGCAACCTATAGCGGCGGCACGGTGAATTTCGCCGCGCTGTCGGCCGGCAGCGGCGGCGCCGCGCCAGCCACGCCGGGCCAGGTCACCGCGCTTGCCGCCTCCGGCGCCACATCCTCGACCGTGACGCTGTCCTGGACGGCGCCGGGCAGCGGCGGAACGCCCACCGCCTACACGGTGAACTACGCGGTGCACCCGGTCGGCAGTTGGAGTTCGGCGACGACCAGCGCCAGCGGATCTCCGTTCACGGTGACCGGCCTTTCGGCCTTGACTTCGTATGACTTCGAGGTGATCGCGACCAACAGCGGCGGCAGCGGCACGGCGTCATCGACGGCCACGGCATCGACGGGCGCGGCCAGCGCGGCGCCCGGTGCACCGACCAACCTGGCGGCGAGCACCGCCACCAGCAGCACGATGGCGCTGACCTGGAGCCTGCCGGGGAGCGGCGGCACGATTTCTGGCTTCTCCGCCTATTACAAGCTGCACTCGGGGAGCACCTGGTCGCTGGCGACGGCCGGCCTGGCCTCGACCGCGACCAGCTACACGGTGACCGGTCTCGCGTCCGGCACCTCCTACGATTTCTATGTGGCGGCGAACTCGGCCGGCAACGGCAGCACGGCATCGAGCACGGTGACCGCATCGACCACCTCGATCGCGGGTCCGAACGCGGTGACCGCGCTCGCCGCTGGCACTGTGACCAACTTCACCGTGCCGCTGTCGTGGACGGCGCCGGCGATCGACGGTTCGCACGGCGCCGCCGCAACCTACACGATCCAGTATCGCATCGACGGCTCTTCGAATTGGGCGACCGCGGCGAGCGGGATTGCGACCGCCTACTACACCGTGGCGGGCCTGATCGCCGGGCTGGAGTACCAGTTCAACGTGTTCGGGGTGAACGCGGCTGGCAGCGGTTCGGGCACGACCGCGACCGGCACGCCGGGGCCGGCGCTGGGCACCTTCACCTATTGGGGCACGGGTGGCTATCCGAGCGCCTCCGTGACGCACGGCACGACGGGGGCGATCGCCACCTTCACGACGAGTTCCTCGGTTTCAACCGCGAGCTTCGGCTGGTCGGCGACTCAGGTCGATCCGCCGGCGACGTTGGAGGCGATGACGTTCCTCAACGGGAACCCCCTGGTCTACGGGTCCTACTCGGCGAACATGCCGGCGTCGGCCGGCACCTGGTACGGCTGGATGATCTTCTATGACGGCAGCGGCGACGCGGTGTTCGCCGTGATCGCGACGACCGGTCAGACGATGCAGAACAGCACGCCGATCACGGCCGCCGTCACCGCGACATGAGCGTTTTCCAGGCCACGCCGGGCAGGTCGCAGGGCCTCGGCGCGGGCCAGGTATTGCTGGCTAGCCCGCTGTCCAGCGGCGTTGCGCCACCGCCTCCCCCGGTCCTCTCGGCGACGCCGGGCAGCATCACGGGGCTGTCTGGATGGTGGGATGGCGGTGCAGGCGCCAACATGATGAACGCGGCCGGCGTGCCCCTTGCGAGCCTGTCGGGCGGCTCCGTGGCTTCCCTGACCGACCTGTCCGGGTCGAGCCGCGCGATGGTGCCGACCATCCCGGTGCAGGGTGCGCCGCGCATCAACGTCCTGCTGGGCGGGGCGGGCCTCCCCACCGCGATGGCCGCCGGCGCGGGCCTGGCGCCGTTGCTCGATCCGCGCGTCGGGTTCGCTGTGAACGGTCTTTCGATGGGATCGGGCAGCTCCTGGACCCGATATCTGGTCTGGACCCGCCCGAACCTGCGCGCTGCAACGATCTATGACGCCGATCCGGTGGCGCTGCTGACCATCGCCTCGACCGTGGTGCTGGCGCTGGACAGCGTCGTCGCCGGACGCCTCGTGCTGTTTCCCGGCGCGTCGCAGTCGGTGCTGTCGGTCACGATGGCGCGCCGGCACACGCACAACGTCATCCTGCGCTACACCGCCGGCACGGGAGTCGATGCGTGGCTGGATGGCGTCAAGGTGGCGAGCGCTGTCGCGAATCCTCTGCCGAGCAGCAATGCCGGAACCCTCACCTTCCTGTCCGACACGACTTCAACCGGGTCGGCGCAATGCTGGTTCAATGAGGCGGCGACCTGGGAACGGGCGTTGTCGTCGGCCGAGGTGACCACGCTGATTACCGCCTCGGCGCGGTGGCTGTGCGGCGCGCGGCGCGGCGTGAACGTCCTGGTGATCGGACAGAGCAACGCGGTCAATTCGCTGTCGGATGGCGCTTGGAACCTGTGCGCGCAGGGCCTCGCCTGGCACCTGGGCGCGGCCAGCTACGGCGTGATCGGCAACCAAGGCAGCTCGGCCTACACCGCGATCGGCGGCCACGGCATCTACAACGTCCGCCAGCCGCCCGGCACCGGCGGGATCTACATCGGCGGCACCTTTCTGGCGGACCCTGGCGACGGCTCCAACCCGGGCGGCTGGAGCCTCGGCGCGGACGGCCTGGCGGTCGAGGCGTATCTCGCCGAATGGTCCGCCGCTGACCTGGCCGACATCGCGGCGATCGTGTGGCCGTGGTTCGAAACCGACAGCACGCGCGAATACAGCGAGGGTGCGTTCTGGCAGGCCGGCGCACAGAACTTCCTCGCCCTGGTGCGGGCGATGCTCGGCCGCACGGCCGCGTCGCTGCCGCTGGCCTGGTGGGACCCGATCGCGTTCTGGACGAACCCCGGCATCCTGATGATCCGCAACGAGATGCCGGCGACGTCGTTGCTTTCCGCACAGAACGCGGTCCGCGCGATGCCTCTGACGGCGGACAGCAACCCGCGCGGCGCGACCTGGGACGCGAACACCGGCCTGATTACCGTGGCCGGCGACAACAATCACCTGGACGCGACCGACAACCTGCGGCTGGGCCAGGTCGCGGCCGGGCCTATGGCGCGGGCCGTCCTGGCATCGAGCGGCGGCGACAGCATCACCGCGATACCGTCGGGCGTGCCGAGCGTCGGGCCGGCGATCACGCATGCCTACCGGCAGAGCAACACGGTGGTCATCGTCACCGTGGCGCACAACGCCGGCACCGACCTGATCGTGCCGCTGCAGGCGGTGAACGGGGCCGGCTGGGCGGTGATGGACGGCGGCAATGAGGCGAGCCCGGGGACCGTCCGAACCGCGACGGCGTGCGCGCGCGTGGACGCGACGCACCTGCAGGTGACGCTTGGATCCGCGCTGACCTCGGCCAGCTCGGGATGCCTGCTGTTCTACCCCTACGGCAACACCTGGATTTTTCGCGGCAACGCGGTGACCGACAATTCGGCGACGGTGGCGCGGCCGGCCGGTTGGGACATCGGCGCGGACCTGGGCAGCGGCTGGGATTGGAACCTGCCCGTGCAGGCGACCGACACGCCGATCCAGCTCAGCGATAGCTCGACGTGAGGGGAGGGGAGGGAAGCATGCCCGACGAAATTACGATGGTGCGCGAGCGCGTCGCGGTGGTCGAGACGTTGGTGCAGACCCTCGCTCGTTCGACGGAGAAACTGGTCAGCGCGGTTGAAACGCTGGCCGAGCTGGTGAACCAGCAGCGAGGCCAAGCCCAGGTCATGTCGAGGTTCGACTCGGCCATGATCGCGACCGGCGCCGGCCTGGCCGGCTCGATCATCACGATGTTGATCAACGTGCTTTTGCACCACTCGCCGTAGGCGCCGGCGCCGGGCGCAATCCCGAATCAGTCCGCGCGGCCGAGCGCCCGCGGCCGGTTCTTACATTCCGAGGTAACAATGTTCGTCAAACCGGGACACCGGCAGGATGATCCTGCCGTTCCCTTGATCGTGCGCGGCCCGAACAAGCGGCTGTTGTCGCCGCAGGGCGAGAACGTGTCCGAGACAACCTTCTGGCACCGCCGCGTGCGCGATGGCGACGTGGTGCTGGCCGAACCGCCAGCCCCGCCTGCGCCCGCGCCTCGGCTGGCCGCGGCCGTCGTCGTGGTTCCACCGGTGGTCGATCCGGTCGCCGCGCGTGCCGCTGCCGACGCCTTCGTATGGCAGCCGCCGGCAGCCGCCGGCCAGCTCGAGCACGTCGCGGGCGAACCGCTTCGGCTGACCGCGGCCGAATGGGCGCGGCTGCCGGCGCTCGATCCGCCATCCGGTCCGGCCGTCGAAGGCTTCGCCGTCGCCGCGGCCGAGCACGAGCGCGACCCGGCGGCGCCGCTTCTCACCCGTGACGAATACCTGGCGGAGATCAAGCCATGAGCGCGGCCCTCGGCTTCGAATACTTCCCCTCGACCATGTGGCGCCCGTCCGGCGTCAATGCCGAGTTCAACGCCAGCCAGGCCAACACCGCGACGCAATTCCAGCGGGCGTTGATTGTCGGGCAGATCACCAGCTCCGGAACCGCGACCCCGAATATCGCGGTCCAGGCGTATAGCCAGGCACAGGTAAACGGCCTGTGCGGCGTCAACTCCATGCTGGCGCTGAAGTACGCCAGCTATCGCCTGATGGACCCCTATGGGGAGGCGTGGCTCGGCCCGGTGGCCGATGCGAGCGGCGGCACGAAAGCAGCCGGCAGCATCAGCTTCACCGGCCCGGCGACCGCGGCCGGCACGCTGGCGCTGTACCTGATGGGCGTGTCGATCCCGGTGGCGGTGAACGCCGGCGACGCGGCGACCGTCATGGCGACCAACACCGTCGCCGCGATCACCGCCGCGACCGGGGTTTCGTGCACCGCGGCCATTGACGGAACGAACGCCTACGAGGTCGATCTGACCGCGCTGCACAAGGGCCTCGCACAGAACGACATCGACATCCGGTTCAACTATCACGGCGCGCAGAATGGCGAGGTCACGCCGGCGGGCGTCGGCATCACCATCGTGGCCTTCACCGGCGGCGCGACCAACCCAACCCTGACCACGCTGCAGGCCAACCTCGGCGTGCAGCTCTTCGATTACATCGACCTGCCGTACACCGACACCACCAGCCTCAACTCCTTCCAGGCGTTCCTGTCGGATGCCTCCGGCCGCTGGTCGGCGGAGCAGATGCAATATGGGCACGTCTTCGCGGCCTACCGGGGGACACTCTCCAACCGAACCAGCTTCGGCACCGGGCGCAACGACCAGCACGCGAGCATCCTGGGCTTCTACGACAGCCCGACGCCGGCGTGGCTGGAGGCGTCGGATTGGTGCGCGGCGCACGTCGTCAGGTTGCGGGTCAACCCGGCGCAGGGCGTCGCGACCCAGCAGCTCAACCTGCTGCCGCCGCCGATCGCCTCGCAGGACACGCCCGGCGAGCGCAACACGTTGCTGTTCGACGGAATGAGCACCTTCACGGTCAGCGCGGCGGGGGTGTGCCAGATCGACCGCTCGATCACCACGTACCAAAGCAACGCGAGCGGCCAGCCGGACAACTCGTGGCTGAACACCAATCTCATGTTCCAGGCGATGTATGCGGCTCGTTACATTGCCGCACAGGTCACCAGCCAGTTCATCGTGCCCGGCAAAATCCTGGTGAGCAACGGCACGCTGATCGCGCCGGGGTCGCCGGCCACCACGCCGAACGCGATGCTGGCGGCCGTCGTCGCGGTCTACGCCTACCTGGCCAGCATCTTCATCGTGCAAAACCCGTTGAAGTTCGCACAGAACGCCTACCCCACGCCGGGCACCAAGGGTCAGGTGCTGATGTATCTGCCGATCGACTTCTCCGACCAGGTCATCAACGTCGGCATCCTGATCCAATTCCAGCAGAGCACATAAGGAGCGATTCATGTCAGCCACTTTGGCACCGAGCACGCCGACCAACCGGCGGCTCTCCGGGATTACCGCGGCGAGCGTGAACGGCAGCGCGATCTCGGTCGTTGAGTTTGCGTGGGACCCGGCGAACGTCGAGAACACGACGGTCAGCAGCCTGTCCGGCGTTGACGGCTACGATCAGAAGCCGGTCGCGCCCTATATGTCCGGCAAGTTCCGCGACACTGCCGCGAACAGCGTCACGTCGTTCACCGGGATGTCGAACGCGACCGTGGTGTTCCTGCTCGCCAACGGCAAGCAGATCGTCGGGCACGGCCTCTGGTATGTCGGGCGGCCGAACGTGAATGGCGCCGACGCCGGGTTCGATTTCCGTTTCGAGGGCGTCGCCGGGACGATCCTTGAAATTCCGCCGGGAGCCAGCTCATGACGGCGTGGAAGGAGCCGCCGGCGTCGGTGACCTGGACGCTGCGCAACAAGGACAAGCCGGGGCAGGCGATCATGCACGGCGGCCTGGCGTACACCACCGTCACTGTCGGCGCGCCGACCAGCGAGGACGTGTTGAAGGCCACCGCGGTGCAAGGCACATCCGGCCTGGAGAGCACCCTGCGCATGATCTCGGCGGCTTCGGTCGAGCAGGTGCCGTACGAGGTGATCCGGAGGCAGCCGCAATGGCTCAACCTGCAGATCTCCGATTACATGGATGAATTCGCGGGGGTGCCCGCCCCCGACCCTTTGGAGGCGTGGCGGACCGCCCGCCGGGAAGCGCGCGCGGCGGAAGCGAAAGCCGAAGCGGCGCCCGAGGCAGCGAAGGCGGCGGAGCCTGGGGCGACGGCGGAAGCGGTTCCTTCCTGATCTGGCTCGGCCAGTCCGGCGAGCTGGAGATTCTGGCCGCCCGCGTCGGTCGTTTCTATGGCGAAGGGTTGCGCTGGGCACTGGCGTTGAAGGTGCCGGCGCTGATGCGCTGGGCCAGCCTGATTCCGGGTGTGATGGAGCGCGAACGTGGCGGGTAAGTCGGCCGGGTTCGCAATCGGCATCGGCATCCAGGATGGCGCGAGCGCCGGCCTCGATGCGATCAACAAACGCATCGCGGCGTTGAACGCTCCGGCGGAGCGGTTCAACAAGAGCCTGGCGAAGTTCGGCGAGGTCACCGGGATCAACCGGGCGGCTGAGGGGATGGCAACGCTCGGCGATCGCGTGCTCGGCGCGGCGCGGGCGGCGGAACGCCTGGCCGGCCCGATGGCGGGAATTACCGGGGCAGCCAGCCTCGCCGGGGTCATGGAGCTGAGCCGGAAGTGGGCTGATGCCGGGAACTCGATCAGCAAAACCGCCGATGCGTTGAACATGCCGGTCCATACGCTGAGCCGGCTGCAAAAAGCCAACCTGCTGGCGGGCGGTTCGACCGAGGCGCTGAATAAAAGCATGGGGGGGCTGACGGACACGATCCACGCGGCGTTCTACAACCACGACGCCAACGCGCAGATGTATATGAATTCGGTCTTCGGTCCTAACGAGGCGTGGAGGGATAAAGAGGGCCATATTGCGAAGGCGGAGGACTTGCTCGGCAGGTTGGCGGACAAGGCGGCCACCTATGCCGACAGGTCTACGGCCGGGCGCGCGCTGTCCGTTGTTGGCGTGGATACCGACCTGCTGCCGCTGCTGGAGAAGGGCCAGAAAGGACTGGACGAATTTCTCCAGCGGGCGGATCGGACCGGCGCCGCGCTGACCGACGGGATGGCGGCGGACGGCGTAAAAATGAAGTCGGCCTGGGTCGAGATGGGTCTGGCGATCGAGGGCGTCGAAAATCGCATGGTCGATCACTGGTCCGGCACCGCGACCAAAATGCTGAACATCACCTCGCAGTGGATCGAGAAACATAACGCGCTTCTTGAGGGCCTCGCGACGGTCACATTTACCGCTGCGGCTGGCTGGGTCGTGAAGAAGGCGCTGAGGTACGTACCCGCGCTGCTGCGCCTGCCACTCGAAGCCGCCTTCGGCGAGGAGGCGCTCTATTACGGAACGCGAATCACCGGGCTGAATGAGGGCGCGGACGCCGAGCTCGACCGACTTCGCCGGGAACGCGGGATGCCGACCGGGCCGCAGGGTCAGGTGATCGGGAACTCGCCGGGCGAAGGCCCTCCCGCGTCAGATCGGCAGTCCCCCCCTGGAGGCACGCTGACGCCTTTGAAGCAGGCGCTGCTCGACACCATTGCAGCGCCGGAATCGCACGGGCTCTACAACGTCAAGAACGGCGGCGCATTGTTTGCCGGCTATGGCAGCTTCCCCGACTATGTGGGTCGCGGCGGCACGAGCACGGCCTCGGGAAAGTATCAGTTCACCAGCGATACGTGGAAGGAAGCCGCCGCGGCACTCGGCCTGACGGACTTTTCACCGGCCAGCCAGGACAAGGCCGCGTGGTGGCTCGCCAACCGGACCTATACCCAGAACGCGCACCGCAACCTCGGGGCGGACCTGCTCGAAGGCGGCCATGAGGCCGGTATCGCTGGGGCGCTGCGCGGCCGGTGGCCGAGCCTACCGGGCGGCAGCCAGGCGCAGGAGACGCAAGGCCAGTTCAACCAGCTTCTGGCCGGCAACCTCGGCCGCGTCCAGGTCGATGTGCACCTGCACGGCGCGCCAGCCGGCACGACGGCGACCGCGACCGCGTCGGGAGCGGCCGTCGCCACCGCGCCGCGCGTCGATACCGGCATGGCGTTCGCCGGACGATGAGTGGGTTCGCCAACGTCACCGGGCTCGCGCCGCCGACCAGCGCGGCCGGCTTCATGGGCCTGCTGCAGGCCGCATCGTTTCGCGGGGTGCCGTTCAAGGTCATCGGCGCACAGGTCAAGAAGGGCCGGCGCTGGGCGATCCACGAGTACCCGTTCCGGGATGGCGGCTGGCCGGAAGACATGGGCCGCTCGCTGCGGACCTACTCGTTTTCCGGCTACCTGATCGGCGACGCCGCGCCGGTGATGCAGCTCCTGCTCGACAATGCCGCCGAGGCAAAAGGGTCGGGGCTGCTGATCCACCCCACCCTCGGCGCGGTAAAGGTCGCGCTGCTGTCCTGCGGCACCGCCGTCCACTTCGAAAAAATGCGGCTGATCCAGGTCGCGCTGGAATTCATCGAAGACGGCGGGAGCATCCTCCCCGCCACGATCATCGCCACCGCGATCGAGGTGCTGGCGGCGGCGGACAGCGCGCTGACGGCCGCCGGGACCGACCTGGGCGGCACGGCGATTCCGGCCTCGATGGCGGGACCGGCGGTGACCGGCGAGGGCCAGACCGTGGTGGCGAGTTTCGGCGTCGCGGCTACCGCCGCCGGCGCCAACCCGACGGCGATCGTCGGCATGGCGACCGCGCTGCCGCCGCCGGACGCCAACACGACATACGGCCGCTATGGCGCGGGCTCGGCGACGGTGATGCTGCCGATCGGCACCACGGTTGCCACGCTGCAGGCGCAGCTCGCCAATCAGCGCGCCGCGCTGGCCCAGGCGGTCACCGGTGGCGCCACGGCCGCGGGGACGTATTCAGCCAGCACCGACATGATCGACGCCCTGGCGGCGCTGGTAGAGGCCGTGCGGGCCGGCATCACGGATCCCGCCGACCAGGTGCAGGTGCTGCTGGCGCTCGCCGGCTTCACCTTCACGGACAGCGCCGGCGGCAGCGTCGGCGTCGGCGCGGCGATGGCGGCGATGCGCGACGCGATGGCGGCGGCTTGCCGGCGGGCCGTGCTGGTCAGCCTGGCGCGCGCCTCGGCGTCGTATCAGCCGGTCAGCTACAACGACGCGGCGGCGCTGCGCGTGGTGCTTGCCGCCGCGCTCGATGGCGAGATCACCGCCGCCGGCGATGCCGGCGAGGACGCGAGCTATCTTGCGTTGAAGGCGCTGCGCGCCGCGGTGGTGCAGGACCTGACGGTGCGCGGCGCGAGCCTGCCGAGCGTGGTGACGGTGCGCATGCAGCTTCCGCTGCCGTCGCTGGCGCTGGCCCAGTACCTCTATTGCGATGCGAGCCGTGCGGATGAGATCGCGGCGGAATCCGGCGCGATTCATCCGGCGTTCTGCCCGGTGACCTTCCAGGCGCTGGCGTCGGGCACCGGGCCGACGGTCAATCCGGCCTATGCGACGGCGCCGAATCCGGGCGGCGGCGTGCTGATCGCGCCCGTGCCGAATGTCGGGGTCTACCATCTGGCCTATCCCGACGCGCCGCTGGACCTGGCGGTGGTCAGCACGACGGGGTCAACCGCGGTGCTGTCGTGGTCGGCGGCGACGGCGGGCGGCCTGGCGGCAAACTACATCGTGCAGGTCAGCCCGAGCGGCGAAGGCATCTGGTCGACCGCCGGCACGGTGCCCTCCGCCGCGACCGGATATGTCGTCACCGGGCTGGCGAGCATCACCGCCTACGATTTCCAGGTGCTGGCGAGCAACGCCGCCGGCGTCGGGTCAGCCTCGGCGATCGCCACCGGCACGACGATCGCGAACGCGCCGAACGCGCCGACCAGCCTCGCGGCTTCCGCCGGCTCGCCGGCCTATAGCGCGGTCGCGCTGTCCTGGACCGCTTCGGCCACGGATGGAACGCACGACGCGGCGGGGAGCTACACGGTCAGCTACCGGTTGAACAACACCGGATCGTGGACCGTCGCGCACAGCGGCGTCACCGGCACCGGCGCCACGGTGTCGGGCCTATCGCATGACTCGCTGTATGGCTTCGCGGTCGATGCGGTGAACAGCGGCGGCACCGACGCCTCGCCGGCGACGACGACGCTGACCACCGACTATGCCCCGCCGAACGCGCCCTCGGGTGTGGCCGTCGCGCCGGTGCCGGACGGCACCACCAGCAAGCTGTCGGTCACCTGGACGGCGTCGGCGATCGACGGCACGCATGACGCGGCGACGGGCTACAACCTGCGCTACAGCGTGCATTCGGCCGGTTCCTGGACAACCGTTTCCAGCGTGAGCAGCGGCGCGGCGATCACCGGGCTGTCGGCGGGCACGTCCTACGACGTGGAGGTCGAGGGCACCAATGGATCCACGACATCGCCGTCATCGTGGTCGGCGGCCACGACGGCAAGCACGTACAGCCTGGCCGTCACATTTGGAAACCTGGCTCCCACCACGCCCGTTTCCCATTCTGGCTCTTGGCCCAGCGGCGGACTGAATTTGGTTTCGGGCACCACTCCGCCGGGCGGAACGGTCGGTTATTTCGCCTATTCCGCATCCACGGCACCGGTGCCGACTTCCGGGTTGATAGGCCCGGTTTCCGGCGGGACCGGCGGCGGCAGCTATGGTGCCGACGGGTTCGGCGAGTATCTGAGCCCACCTGCGACGGCCGGAACCTGGTACGTTTTCGGCATCCTGCAAAATGGTTCGGGAACGACTATCGGCGCCCTGGTTTCATCCGCCATCACCGTCACATAGCGGCCGAGCCGCCGAGGAAATTCCATGGAAGGCATCGTTTCAACCTCTCCCCCGACGCTTCTGGTCGGGGCAACCGATTTTGGCAGCCTCACGCCAAGCGGCGGCCTGCGCTCGCAGCAGCAGGACGGGGCGGGCAACGACGTCAGTGCGGCCCATCCGTTCCCGGTTGGCGCTCCGCTGTCGCCGCTGGTCACCGGACCGAGTTCGACCCTGACGCGGCCGGCGAACACCACGGCCTATGCGCAAAACGAACTGATCGCCAGCAGCACCACGGCCGGATCGGTGGTCGTGCCGTCGTTCGCGATCGCCAACGCGGGCGGCGCCGCCGCCATCCCGGAGATCATCCTGACGACCAACGTCACGACCGGGTGGGGTGCCGTGGTTGCGGCCGTACGATTCTGGTCGGCCGCGCCGACCTATACCAACGGCGACGGTGGGGCCTATGCGGTAGCGACCGGGGCGGCGGGTTACCTCGGCTCGATGAATGTCACGTTGGCCCAGTTCGGCGACGGCGCCGCCGGCGTCGGCACCCCGGCGGCCGGCAGCGCGTTATGGGTGAAGCTGGCGTCCGGCTCTGCCGTCTATTGGGACCTGCAGTATACGTCGAGCGGGTCGCTGACCCCGACCAGCGGACAGACCTTCACACTGACTCCCGTGGTCAGCAACTGATGCCGCACCTGCGGAACCTGCTGCTGGGGCATCTTTCCGCCGGCGCTGCCCCCTTGGCCGCGCCAAACGCTCCGGCGATCGGCAGCGTCGCGCCGGTCGGCGACGGCACGACGACGAAACTGGCGGTGACCTGGGCAGCGTCGGCGGTCGATAGCGCACACGGAGCAGCGTCCGGCTACAACCTGCAATACAGCGTGCATGCGGCGAACTCTTGGACGTTGGTCACCGGCGTCGCGTCCGGCGTGGTGCTGACCGGGCTGACCGCCGCCACGTCCTACGACGTGCAGGTGCAGGGCACCAACGCATCGCCCAGCTCGCCCGGGGCGTGGTCGGCCAGCACGACGGCAAGCACCTATACGCTCGCCGTGGCGTTCGGCACCTGGGCGCCAACGGGTCCCGTGGTTCATGGCGGGACGTGGCCTGGCACCGGCGGCGGATTGATGGTGTTTTCGAGCACTGCACCGCCCGCTGGGGCGAACGGTTATTTTGCCTATGCCCCGACGGCCGCGCCCGTGCCGACCAGTGGATTGCTTGGTCCGGTTGCCGCCGGCACGGCCGGCGGCACCTATGGAGCGGACGGGTTCGGAGAATACCTGTCTGCACCGGCCACCGCCGGAACGTGGTATATCTTCGGCATCATTCAAACCAGCGGCGGGGTCACGATCGGCGCCCTCGTATCAGCCGCGATCACTGTCACCTGACCGGGGCGTCCTCGGTCAGCTCGGCGTGGCGCAGTTTGACGTAGATCCGCGTCATCGCCCGGTGAGTGGCGGCCGCATAGTCGTGGTGGCCGGCGCAGTCGAGCAGCACCGCGAACGCGCGGATTTCCAATTCGCGGAGCGGGATCGAGCCGGCGTCGGCGTGGCGCAGCTTGGTCCGGATCTCCCGGAAGACGGCCGCCCTCGGGTCGGTCGGGCCGATCTCGATGGCACAGTCGAGAAGCTCCGCCGAGACCTTGGTCTCGTAGGCCGTGAAGGGCACGTCGGCGGCGCGGGTCATCGGATCAGATGCCGGCGCAGGCGGCGCGGATGGTCAGGTAGACAACGATCGCGCCCAGGCCCGGCGCGAGGGCGAGGACGAAGCGGAAGATGCGATAGCCGATCATCGGATTTCTCCAGTTGGGATGAAGCTGCTGGCGGTTTGCACGGTCATCGCGTGGCGCACGCGGTCCTGAGTCTGGCGTTTGATGACCAGGCGCAGCCACGCGCGCGCGATGAAGGCTGTGTGTTCGTCGGGGCTGTCGAGGTCCTCGATGACGTGCTGCAACCAGAGGGGTTTTTCCGGGTTCAGTGCGACGGGGGGAGTGATTTCCGACATGGCTAACTATTGCACATAAGCAACGACGGGACAAGAAGTATTTTACTGACAAACCGGATTTGTTCGTGCTAGGCCGTGCGCATGGCCAGACCGAAAACCGCACCGAACCGCAAGCAGCTCTGTCTCGATGACGACGTGGCGGCGGCGGTGGAGGAATTCCGCTTCGAGCAGCGCCTGCCATCCGAGTCGGCGGCGCTGCGCGAGCTGGTCACGCTCGGCCTGGCCGCGCATCGGGCCAGCCCGAAACGGCCGGTCGGGCGCAAGGCGCGCGCTACCAACTAAGCTGACCGGGCAGCAGGCCCGATAGGGGACGGTCGCGGCGCGAACCACGCGCCGGCGGCGCCCGAGCGATTCGCATATTCACGTAGATGGCGGGCAGCAATCCGATGGCAGCATTCCTCGCGTCGGGCGTGGATGACGTAACGATTCAGACGGGGTCGCAGCAATTCCAGGGCTGGCAGACGGTCAGCATCACGCGATCTTGCGAGACGATACCGAATTCCTGGGCGCTCACCGCGAGCGCCGAATTCTTGCAGGGCGCCGCTTTGGCGGGCACGAGGCCGGGGCAGTCGTGCCTGATCTATATCGGGTCCGACCTGGTCATCACCGGATGGATCGACCGGCGCACGATCCCGATCGACGCGCATAATCACCAGGTCACGATCGCCGGGCGTGGGAAAACGCGGAACCTCGTAGACTGCTCGGCCAACTTCGCCAAGCCGCCGGATGTCAAGGGCGGTTCGCTGATCGCTCCGAACACGCTCACCCTGGCTCAGACGCTTTGCAACGCGTACGGGATCACGGCATTGTCGGCGGTGGCTGACCTGGGGGTGCCGATCCTCGGGGGTTTCAGCAGCCTCGGCGACACGTCGTACCAAATCATCGAGAGCGTCGCCCGCTATGCCGGCTATCTGGTCTACGAGGACGAATTCGGGCGCCTGGTGCTGGATCGCGTCGGCACGCTCTCGCATGCCTCCGGGTTTACGCTGCCAGGCAACATCGAGGCAATCAGCGCGGAGCGGTCGGTCGATGGGCGGTTCTCGGAATACCTGGTCGTCTGGTCCGGCGTCGACCAGACGTCCGACCTCGCCGACCTTGCCAACCGCCGGGCAGTCAATGACGCGGACAAGGCCCTCGGCGAATATCGCCTGAAGATCATCGTCTCGGAGCAGGTTGCCCCGGCGCCGGGCGCGGCGTTGTCCACCGTCCAAAACGACGTCATCGCCAAGCAGCGTGCCAATTGGGAGTGCGCGCGACGCATCGGCCGTAGCCAGGCCGCGTCGATCACCTGCGACTCCTGGCGCGACAGCAAGGGTGCGCTGTGGACGCCGAACCGGCTGGCGCCGATCGAGGCGCCGGAGGCCGACATCGTGGACGCGAAATGGGTCATCGGCACGGTGACCTTCCGCAAGGATATGTCGGGCACGCACGCCGACGCGGTGCTGATGCCGCAGGATGCGTTCACGCCCGACCCGAACCCGCTGAACCTGTTCGACGCCGAGCTCGCCCTTTCGCCGCAGACCTCGCAGGCCCCGGCGCCGCCATCAACCAATCCGCCGCCCAACTGACCGGAGGCCGCGCCTGATGTCCGCGATGCTGGAGGCGAGGGTCGCCGCGCTGGAACGGTTGGTCGATACGTTGGCGCGGCGCCGCGGTTCGCCCTTCGCCCTCGGTCGGTCGACTCTCGTCGTCAACGACCTTGGCCCGGTGCAGACCGTGCAGGTCCAGCTCGACGCGATCTCGGCGGCCGACAACGTGCCGCTACTCTACGGATTTGGCGTCACCGGCTCTCCGCCGATTTCGACGGACATGCACCTGGCGTTTCTCGACGGCGACCGGTCGAAGGCGCTGGTGATCGCGAGCGGACACCAGACCTATCGGCTGCGCGGCCTGGGGGTTGGCGACTCCGCGCTCTACGACATCCGCGGCGCCAATTTCTGGCTGACGGAGACCGGCCCGGCGGTGAATTGCGCCGGTAAGCCCATGACGGTGAACGGCGACCTTCACGTCACCGGCGCGGTGATCGCCGGCTACGGCGGGGCCGACCAGGTCGGCGTGCAGACGCACAAGCACGCCCAGGGCGACGACAGCCACGGCGACACCGAGGTCCCGACCAACGCACCAACGGCGGGCACCTGATGGGCGACATCCGCATAGTCTGGGACCCGTCCACGGGAACGGGCGATCTCAACATGCTCGGCGCCGGGCTGGAGTTGGGGCACGACCTCGAAACAGCGGTGCTGATCTCGCTGTTCACCGACGCGCAGGTCGATCCCGGCGACATTGTGTTCGACGCCGATCCGCATGGTTGCTGGATCGACACCTATGCGGCGCTGGAAGACCCGGCGCTGACCGCGATCCCGGATGACCGGATCGGGTCGAAGATCTACCAGGTGTTCAACATGCCGCGCACCCAGGCGACGCTCAATTGGCTGCGCGACCAGATCATCAAGAGCCTGGGCTGGATGATTACCGACGGGGTCGCGTCGGCAGTCGAGGCGGCCGCGTTTTTCACCAGCTCGGGCGGCGTCGGCGCGAGCGTGAGCATCACGGCCAATGGTGTCGCGAATGTCTACAGCTACGCCTGGTCGCAGGAAACCTGATCCGTGCCATTTCCAAGGCCGACCCTCACCTCGCTGCGCAGCGGGGCGATGCAGGACATCACCGCATCGGATTTGCCCAACGCAGACGGCTTCCTGCGCCGGGCCGTGCTGCGCGTGCTCGCCTGGGTGCAGGCCGGCCTGGCGAACCTGCATTACGGCTACCTCGACTGGATTTCGCGGCAATCGACCCCGTTCACATCGACCGACGAATATCTCGAAGGCTGGGCCGCGCTGGCGCCGACACCCGTCTTGCGCGAGGCGCCGGATTTTGCGTCAGGCCCGGCGGCCTGGACCGGCGCGGTGGTGAACACGCCGCTGCTGGTCGGAACGATGTGCTCGCGCGGCGACGGCACGCAGTATGTCACCGCGGCCGCCGCGACGGTCGGAGAGGGCGGCACGGTCTCGGTGACGGTGATTGCCGTGGTCGCGGGGTCGAACGGCAACACCGACAGCGGCACACCGCTGACGCTCGGCACCGTGATCGCCGGCATCCCCTCCATCGGCGCGGCGACGGCGGCGATCACCGGCGGCACGGACCTCGAGCTGGACGGGCCGCTGGGGACCCGCATGCTGGAGAGCTATGGCGCCCCGCCGCACGGCGGCAACAGCGCCGACTATGTGACCTGGTCGCTGCAGGTGCCCGGCGTCACCCGCGCATGGTCCACGAACAGCGCCGGGCTGGGCACCGTCTCGGTCTTCTTCATGATGGACGCGGCCGAGAGCGCCTATGGCGGATTTCCGCAGGGCTCGAACGGCGTGGCGACGCTGGAGGTCCGCGACACACCTGCGACCGGCGATCAGCTCAACTTGGCGAATTACCTCTACCCGCTGCGGCCCGTGACGCCGATCGTCTATGCCGTCGCGCCGCAGGCCACGACGCAGGCGTTCACGACCGCGGGGCTGTCGGGGATCTCGGGCGCGCAGCAGACGCAGGTCTCGGCGGCACTCGCCGCGCTGTTGCAGCAAAAGGACAGCCCGCTGGCGAACACCTCGATCGAGCAGAGCGATTGCTCCGACGCGATCACCGCCATTGGCGGGCTGCCGTCGTTCGCGATCACCACGCCGTCGTCATGGCCGATCACGTCGGCCGCCGGCCATATTTTCACCCTCGGAACGGTAACGTGTGACTGATGCCGGCGCCCCCCGCCTTCGGCGATGCCGACTATCAGCAGGCCATGCTGCGGCTGCTGCCCTCGGGCCGCGTCTGGCGCCGCGATCCGTCGTCCATGCTGGCCCGGGTGCTGCTGGCGCTGGCGCCGACCTATACCCGCAGCACCGCGGCTGCGGCGCAGGTGCTGATCGACGCGAGCCCGGCCACGACGGTCAACCTGCTGGCCGAGTGGGAGTCGTCACTTTCGTTGCCCGATCCTTTCACGCCGGCGAACCCGTCGATCGAGCAGCGCCAGGCGGCGGTGCGGGCGAAGTGGGGCGCGCGTGGCGCCCTGACGATCGCCTATTTCGTGGCGCTCGCGGCCAACCTCGGTTTCACCATTACGATCACGGAGTTCCGGCCGTTCTCGGTGGATATGGGCGTCGATGAGCCGATGTGCGAGCCGGAATGGGCGTTCGTCTGGCAGGTGAACGCGCCGCAGGTCACGACATTCTATTTTTCGGTCGAGCTGTCCGGCGTGGACGATCCGCTGGAAACCTACGACGCCGGCGAGCTGGTCGGCCGGATCACGAACGATGCGCCAGCCGAAACGATGGTGCTTTTCGCCTTCTCCTGACTTCGCTTCTTTGATCGGGGAATTTCATGCAACGGATCACTGATCCGAGTGCCGTCGCGTCGCTGCCGGCTCCGCCGGCGCTGACCGGAACGACGGGGTATTTCGGACCTGGCGTGCCGGGCGTCTCGGTATCGACCCGCTTCCGATATTGGGTCGCCTGCATGTGGCAGGAAGAGCTGATGGCGATCCTGGCCGCGGCGAGCGTCACCGCGGACACAACCGGGACCGTGTTCAACCAGGTCGTGACCTCGATCCAGATACTGATCGGGGCGGTGCCGCACGGCGTGCAGGCCGTCAGTTCGACCGGGAACTTCACCGTGCCGGCCGGGGTGACGGCGGTTGATGTCGAGCTGTGGGGCGGCGGCTCCGGTTCCTGGGCCTCGGTCAGCGGCAGCCCGGGAGGTGGCGGATCGGGCGGAGGCTATGCGCGAAAGCGGGTCACCGGGCTGACGCCCCTCGGCACGGTCGCGGTGACGGTCGGCGCGGCGGGCGCGGGCGGTACCACGGGGCCGCTGGCGCCGACCGCCGGCGGCACGACAAGCTTCGGCAGCTATTGTAGCGCGAGCGGCGGGTCCATCAACGGCAACGACACCACCAGCGTTCCGCCGTTTGGCAACAAAGGGGGCGTCGGGTCGGGCGGCGATCTCAATCTATATGGCAGCGATGGCGGCAACGCCACCGGGTATTACGGGGGCATGGGCGGCGGCGCCGCGCACGGCAGCGGAATCAACACCACGGCGAACGGCGTCGGCATCGCCGGTTATGCGCCGGGCGGCGGCGCATCCGGGGCCGGGACCGGATCGGGCGGCACCACGCCGGAAAATGGCGCGGCCGGCGCGGCCGGCCTGTGCATCGTGAGGTGGTAGCGATGGAAGGGACCTTGCGCGGGGTGCCGATCAGCGTCCAGCCGATCTTTCTTGCACCGAAACTGCCGACCGGCGTCCGGATTTGCCGGGTGCCGATCAACCCGCTCGATGCACAGTTGCTGTCGGAGCTGTCGCTTGTCGCGGCGCCGTCCGGCAGCGGGGAGCTGGTGATCTCGGGGCTGGCGTACGCCAATGAGATCGTGACTTTCACGGCGGCCGGCGGCCAGCCGACGCGCTGCTACACCCTGCTGCTGACCGCCACGCGGTCGGACAGCCAGGTCGCCGATTACCTGCTCAAGATCCAGATTGATGCCGTGCTGGTCACCGACCAGCCGCAGTCCGCGCCCTCGGCCGGTTTCGGAACCGCGCTGACCTGGGCAGCGTGATGACAGCCCGCAAACGAGGGGCGAAATCCAAATCGAGGTGGTGAAAATGACTCATGCGGGATCACCGAAAACCTGATCCGGCGGGATTCAAGATTGTCGAGCGGGCACCGGGGGTCACTCCCTCCGGTGCCCGCTTTTTTTGTGTCCGGGGCGTGCCGCTGCGTGGGCCGGGAAAGGTCGCAGCGGCGCCTTGGCGTTCCGTGATACCGTCCGGCGCCGCAGGAGGCGGCGCACATGCCAAGGAAATTGCTCATCATTGACGACGTGGCCGCCCTGGTCAGGTCGATCACGGCCGTTGCCGAACGCGCAGGCTACCAGGTCAGGAGCCTTCCCAGCGGCGCACTCTCGACCGAGACCTTCCTGGATTTCGCGCCGCATATCGTGTTGCTGGACCTGATCATGCCCGAGCGCGACGGGATCGATGTCTTGCACCAAATCCTGCTGGCCGACGCCAACGCCAGGGTTGTGCTGATGTCGGGTTACGACAACGGGTTCCTTCGCCTGGGCGCGGCGGTTGCGACGTTTCATGGCAGCGAACGGGTCAGCACCCTGAAGAAGCCGTTCCGCAACGCCGAGCTGCTCGCCCTGCTGCAACTGACAGACGCGGAGCTGGCGCCGGCCGGCTGA